ATCTTGCGGCGTGCCATGATTTAATCCTTGCATCGCTTTCGGCGGTGATCCCATTCGCCGCCACGGCGGATGCAGTCACGCCATTCCTTTTCTTTCTCAGGCGTCATTCGTTTCATTAGAAAAGGCAACGATGCCTTGAACATAACAATGCCAAGGCCGAACCAAAAGGATGGCCTTTGAGCGACGAGAAAGCCGCCAGCGCCAATGCCGATGAACAGCACGACGATGGCGGCAATCTCGATCCAGTTCACTTCTTGGCCCAGATAGACCAACCAGCGGCGAATATAACTCCCAGTGCGCCGATGATCTCGTTCATGGCGGTGGCGTCAATAACTCCGGTTCCGACAACATAGCCGCCACCAGCCGCGAGAACGGCGCGAACAACGCCCCAGACCATTTCTTTTGTCATCACTTACTTCCTTTTGTTGTGCCGGGATACTGCTTCCACGGCAGTTGAAAATGTGGTCCGTCCTTGAACGAAACCCAGTCACCGCCCCACTCTAGCAACACGTTCTCAGCCTGTGCCGCTGCCTTCATTCGCTTGGCAAGGCTATCGTATAAAGGCCAGTCCCAGCGCACCTGGCCTTTGATTGTGAAAGCCAGATCAACGGCGTGTGAAAACCCATTTGCCGCAGGAATATGGCGAGACCGTAACGTCTTGGATGCGCCCTTGGCCTTGAGGATTTTTTGCTCCTCAAGAGTGCGAACGCCGCAGGTGACTATGAAGCCTGTGTCGGCATCCTTCCAATCACCAGCGCATCGATTGACCACACGCACCAGATCGGGATGAACGCTTTTCAGCTTGGCAAAGGATGCGCTGTTCAGTTTCATTTCCTCAAGGCCTCCTCGATGCTGTCAAGTTTCAACATGATGGCCCGCGTTGTCTCGCGGATCTCCTTGATCTCGCGGTCGTGGGCCGTGCGCGCAGTCTCGGTCTGCGCTTGCAGAACAGCAATGGCCGTCTCGTGCTGCTGCTGGTTCCGGTAGATGACCCACACGAACGCAGCCACAGGCATGATGACCCACTGCATGATCGCGTTCAACACCTTCAGTGTTTGATCGTCAAGCACGGCCCGCTACCTCAACCTGTTGCCTTGCGCGTCATAGGAACGCCCGTAGGCGTCAGTGAGAAAAGCGTTCTGAGCTCCCAGCACGACCGGCGGAACGTAAGCCGCCCCGCGCCCAGCCGCGCGCCCTGCCTGTTGCACTCCGCTTGGCGGCGGGCGGCCTGCTAGCACGTTCTCGGCCACGTCGCTGGCGCGGCGCATGGCCATGCGGTTGGCCATGGCCCGTGAAGCCAAGGCCGCGCCGCCGATAGCACCTATCGTTGCCCCATAAACAGGGTCGACTACAGACGCCGCCGCTGTTGAGGGCACCACATACGCAGCCAATTTGGCCAGACCGGGCCCGGTTTTTAAGTCCGGCGCTAGTTGACCGAACAAGTTAAGTGTGCGCTCCGCGACATTGCCGCTTTGCAAACTTCTAAGAGCTTCTTGTTCGTCTGTCGTAAACTTAGCCATGAGCCGATCATCATTGATGATAGGCTC